ACCCGCCGTGTCGGAGATCAAGGCCGCGCACGACAAGGCGGCCGACGCCGCCCGGAAGGAAGCCGAGAAGGAAGTCGAGAGCCGTCACGCCGGCCTCGGCGACTGATGCCTCGCATCCGGCTGCTGACCTCCGTCGCTGGCGATGGGCCGGTACAAGGCGACGTCGGCGACGTTCTGGAGGTCGACGCCCGCACAGCTCAAGTCCGGGCCGACGGCGAGCGGGCCGAGCGCGTCATCGATCGGGAGCGCCCCGTCGAACGGGCGGTGCGTAAGTAGGTGGGCCACACGCTCGCCGAGTGGCAGGCAGCGGTCGCCGAAGTGATCCGCGACGAGGCGGGCGAGGACGTGCGGTTCGACCAGATCACGGCGGCGATCACGTCCGCACTCGTCGAGCACTCCCGCGCCGCCACGGCGACCTTCGTCGTCGAGCAGGCCGGTACGGGTTCGGCGTAAAAGGGTGGCCCACGAGTACGCGTCCATCGGCGAGCTGCTGTCGTGGGAGACGGTCGCCGACACCGATGACAACCCTTCGATGGCCATCGCTCTCGAGGCGGCGTCCCGACAGATCGACCGCTACTGCGGCCGGCGGTTCTGGCTCGACGACACAGCCACCCCCCGGTACTTTTCGCCGCTCCGTGACGGCTCAGTGCCCGTCGCCGACATCGGCGACGCCGCGGGCGTTCTTGTTGCGGTGGACCAGGGCGCAAACGGTTCGTACTGGCAGGCGTGGACCGTCGATGTCGACTTCTTCCTCGCCCCCCGCGACGCTGCAGCGGCCGGTGAACCGTGGACCGAGCTGCGCTTTCCCACGTGGGGCACGAAGCGCTGGCCGTGCGGCGAGGACAGCGTCAGAGTCACGGCTCGCTGGGGCTGGCCGGCCATTCCGGCCGACATCAAGCAGGCGACATTGATACAGGCGGCGCGCCTGCTGAAGCGCAAGGACTCTCCTCTCGGCGTCGCTGGAGAGACCGGCGTCAGCGTTGCTCGGATCGCCAATCTCGACCCCGATGCGGAGGCGCTTGTCGCAATGTTCAGGCTGCTGGTCGTCGCTTGATCCCGACCATCGCCGAGGTGATGGAGGAGATCGAGCGTCGGCTGGGGACGATCGACGGACTCCGCACCTCCTCCTACAAGCCGAGCCAGGTGTCGCCGCCATGGGCCTGGGTCCAGTTGCCCGACATCGACTACACCCAGACCTTCCAGGGAGCCGTGCACCGGCTGGTCGTGCCGATCGTCGTAGTCGTCGCCAGCGTGACCGACCGGGCGCAGAGGACGCAGCTGTCGTGCTACCTCGACCCGATCGGCGACCGGTCCATCCTCCAGGCCGTTGGGGGTCCGTACGGCGGCGGGTGCTTCCTCGTCCAGCGGGCACGGAGCGGCTCGCTGCTGTTGGCGGGTGCCGAGTACTGGGCTTCGACGATCGACGTTGAGGTCGCCCTGGCATGAGGGTCGAGGTCGTCACCCAAGCGGACGAGCAGTTCCAGCGAGCAGCGAACGACCTCGCGCCGGCCGTGGCCCGGGCGACCAACTCGGAGGCGGAGAAGATCACCGCCGAGGGTCGCGGCAAGGTCGAGCGTCGCAGCGGCCGGGCGGCCGGCAGCGTCCGCACCATCGTCAACGGCAACGAGACCACGATCACCGCCGGCGCCGGCGTGCCTTACTGGCACTGGCTGCGGTTCGGCGGGGCCGTTGGCCGGCGGCATGCGGTGCGGCGTCCCGTCGTGCAGGAGGGCCGCTACTTCCCGACCCGCGTGGCGATCGAGCGGCGGATGGTCGGGGCTGTCGAGGACGCCGTTGAGGGCGTCGTGCGAAAGGCAGGTCTGTAATGGCGACCAAGAGGCCCGACCGCTACCAGGTCACCGACACGGACGCCGACGGCCGGCCGAGCGGTATCAGCTACCCGCCGGACAAGCGGGCCGAGCCCGGCGACGTGGTCGACGACCTGCCGCAGTCGGCGACGCCGTGGCTGCTCAAGCAGGGGCTCATCCGCAAGGCCGAACCGAGGAAGCGGAGCGCTCGCACGAAGGGGAAGAGCTGATGCCCAGCGCTGGCCGGGACACCGTCATCGTCGCCCACGCCTACCAGATCCAGCAGTACATGGACCGCCTCGAACTGTCGGCTCCGGTCGACGTCAAGGACGTGACGACGTTCGGCAACTCGGCCAAGGTTAAGGCCCCGTTGCTCAAGGACGGGATGGTGTCGGGCGGCGGGTTCTCCGAAACGGCGGTCGGGGACATCCGAGCGACGCTGCTCGCCGCAGCCAGCCGTCCGTGGACGATCGGCCTCGCCGGATTGGGCGTGGGGGGCCGAGCGCACCTCCTCGGGGGCGTGCTGAACGCCTTCGCCCCGTCGTCTCCCGTCGACGACATGGTCAAGTTCGCAATCGGCGCGGTGGCGACCGGCGGCGTCGATGCGGGCTACAGCCTCATCACTCCCGCTGCCGTCACGGCCACCGCCAATGGGTCGTCGATCGACAACGGCGCGGCCACGACGAACGGCGGCGTGGCCCACGTGCACAACCTGGCCGTGGCCGGCACGGCGCCGACCCTGGCGGTGAAGATCCAGCATTCGGCCGACAACTCGACGTTCGCCGACCTGATCACGTTCACCACCCTGACCGGCCTCGGCTCGGAGCGCATCGAGGTCACGGGCACCGTCAACCGCTACGTCCGGGCGATCTGGACCATCGGCGGCTCGGCCGGCCCTTCGTTTACACCCGTCATCGCCTTCGCCCGCCGCTAGTCCTCTGGGTCGTAGAAACCCTCGATTGCGATCGTGAAGGTGGCGTCCACGACGGCGTCGTCGAGGTTCTCCTGGGCGTCGCTGGCTTTGCTCATGGCCGATCGCAGTGCTTCGGCGCGATATGCGATGTCGTCGGCCAAGCCCCACTCGTCACGACCCGAGTCCACCCCTCGGAACGATACCCGCCTTCGCCCGCCGGTAGGCGGCTGACAACCAAGGAGCGGAACCCATGCCCACCGGAGCCAACCTTGCGGTGTTCAAGATCCAGGACGCCGGCGGGACGCTGCGCGACGTCTCCTCACAGTGCAAGTCGCTGGAGATCAATCTCCCCGTCGACATCGAGGACACGACCACTTTCGGCCAGTCGGCCCACACCAAGCAGGCGACCTTGACCGACTCCTCGTTCTCGATCGCCGGTTTGTGGGACGCGACGGCGTCCACAGGCATCGACGTCGTCCTCTTCGGCATCCGGGGCTTGTCGACGCCCCGCAACTACGAGGCGGGGCCAGCGGGCAGCGGCGCCGGCAATCGGAAGTACACCGGGTCGTGCGTCCTCAAGGACTACAAGATCTCGCCCCAAGTCCAGAACGTGATCCCGTTCACGGCGACGTTCGAAGGATCTGGCGCCGTCACCCAGGGGGTCTACCCGTGAGCAGCACCAACGGCTACTGCTCGACGGACGACCTCACCAAGCCTCACCTCGACGAGAAGGACCTCAAGGCCCGCGTCAAGGGGAAAAAGCTGCGGGCCCGCCAGCTGTCGTGGGACGAGTACATCGCTCTTCGGAAGGCGCAGGGGACCGGCGAGCTCACGGGATCGGCGATCGACGCCCGCATCCTGGCCCTCTCGCTGGTCAGCCCCTCGTTGACCGAGGAGGAGGCGAAGGCGTGGCTCGTGAACGGAGCCATGGCCGAGCTGGACCCCGTCATCGACGAGCTGCTTGTGTTCTCCGGCTTGCGGGCCCCGCCCAAGAACGAGAAGCCCGAGGGAGCGCCCTTTCTCGCCTGAGGAGGCGCTGGCCTTCCGTGTGGCCCGGGACCTGGGCTGCACGGTGGCCGAATTGCGGCCGCGCATCTCCTACGCCGAGCTGCTGCGGTGGGGCGAGTTCTACAGCTGGGAGATCGAATCCAGCCGCAAGGCAACCGAGGCGGCCAACGAGGATGCCCGCCTTCAGGCTCAGGTCGAGGCCCAGCTAGCGGCATACCGGGGGTGACACCGTGGCAGCTGACGTCGTCATCCGGGTGCTGGGTGAGTCCTCCGGCGGGGAAGCCGCACTCCAGAAGTCGGCCGCCGGCGTCGACGCGTTGAAGTCGTCCGCGGCGGGGGCGGAGCCCGAGCTACGCAAGACCAGCGTCGCCG